AGTTCGGATGTGAGCTGTCCGATCATTTGCGAGTTCAGAAGCGAACCAAGCTGACCATTTAGAAGCCCGGCGACGCCACCGTTCGCTCCGCCAAGAACCGCCGACAATCCGCCGCCGTTTAAAAGGCCGCGAAGCTGGTTCGATAAAGCGCCAAGTTGCGTGTTCCCGAGGATGCCGCCAAGCTGCCCGCCGAGCATGTCGCCGATGCTTGAGCTATTGATCTTCACCTCGTGCTGCCCGTTGTCGACCGAGCTCGTCACGCCATCATTGTTGATCGTGACCTTGTGCTTACCCTTGTCGAAACTATGCTCGACGCCCTTCTCCGGATGAACCTTTATCTTGTGCTCTTTCCCTTGGACGTTGATCGTCAGGGAATAGCCGCCGTCTTTATCGAGCGTCTTCGTATGAAGCGGATCGCCCTTGTTCCCTTTCCAGGGATTCTTGTCGTCGACCTGATCCCCGTCCTGCTCGTCCTTGTGGATCGTCAGCGAGTGCTTCTGCTTCGTATATTGGCGCGTGACGCCATCGACCTCTTGCTTGAGGTCGCCGTCCTTTTGCGTCCGCTTCGTCTTGCCGCGAAGATCGATGTCCTCGTCGCCGTTCTCCGATGGTGACGGATTATTCGTCGACCAGGTGAACGGAACGGCGATCGACTGGTTGTAATCGCCATTCGGGGCAAGCAAAGTCATCTGCTGACCTTTGCTCGGCGGCGAGTGAACCTTCCTCGTCCCTGCGATTTGCGAATAGGGAATCCAGGGCGACTTTACGTCCTGATCGTCTTCGTCCTTTCCGACGACAATCCGACAGAGTTGCTTCTTGGGATCGACATCGCAGACGGTCCCGTGAAGCGCGGAATGATCCTTCGCCCAGTTAAGCCGCTCGACCTCTCCGCCCAGGAGAGCAAGAGCTTCCTGAAGATCGCGCAGAGCTTCGAACAGATTCATCAGCTGTAATCCGGATCCGCGGGAACCTCGACGACGGCCGGGGCCGACGGGTCGTTGTCGATGTCTCCGTCGAGCGCCAGACCGAGCGCCGCGCCCATCGAAGGCGAGAGCCCGAGGAGCGTGAAATCGGCGCGCCAGTCAGAAACGAGCGCATCGCCGACAAACTGTGTCTCGATCAGGTCGGCGACCGCTGAGAGCTCGGGGCCCTCCGCACGCATCGCCGCCAGGAGATCGACCCAGGCGCCATCGGGCGGGAGGCCGACGCGGGGCTCGTTGAGAGGATCAAGCGTGATCTCGATGAACCTGGCAGGAATGCGCGCGCCCTTTTCGTTCTCGAAAAGGTCGGACGTCGTGTCCATTGACGACATCCGCAGAACGAAGGCGCGCCACAGGTTCGCCCAGACATCATCGCCGGCCTGCAGCGCCATCTCGCACTGCCGCCAGAAAATCGCGAAAGGCGCGGTGACCGACTTTGAAACGTCGAACTGCGCCGTGTGATTGCCGACCGTCAATGTGTCGACGGAAGACGGAAGAAACATCTCGAACCGGACCCGCATCTTTGAGACGCTCATAAGCTCGCGCGTCTCGATCTCCGACCGGCCGTGGCCGACGTAAATGCAGATCGTCGGCTCTTCGATTTTGATCGGCGTCGTCGGCTCGATGTAGACGCGGGTCTGCGCCCAGGTGCGGTTGCGCAGCGCGCGCGCGGCCGTGAGAGCAAGAGCAAATGAAGTGAGGCCAGACATTAAAGCGGAGCCAATTGGCAGACGATGCGCGAGACACCGTCAGGCTTGGTATCGAGAACGCGATAACGCGGGGAGCCGGCGCGGTTGACGGCGACGATCTCGTCGCCTTCCTGCGGCGGGCTCAGAATTCCGGAGAACAAGCTCGCCGCGAAATCGGCGACGGGCCGTTCCATAAGGAGCTCGGACTTTGCAGCGTCGAGCGGGCCGTTGGCACGAAAGACGTCGGTGGGGACGTCCAGGATGCCAACGACGATGATCGGGGGATCGGACGCAACAGCCGCGCCGCGCGTAAACTCGCCCTCGACGGCCCGGCGAAGTTCGAGAACCTCGCCGAACCGTTTGTCGAGCAAATTTTGACGCGCCGAGAAGGCGTCCGAAAACTGCGACAAGTTACGCCTGGACCAGCTTGCGGAGAGCCGCCGGACGCGTGCAGTAGGAGAGCGGGTTCGTCTGCATTTCCAGACGGCCGCCCTTGTTGTTGTCGCTCGGGATGAACTTCGAATAACGCGGGAGACCGATCGTGTTGACCGTCTCCATGTAGTCCGCCGGAGAGAACACGGTGCGGAAGAAGTTCGGAACGCCGATCGGGTAGGCGCGGGCTTCGTTCGCAGCGATGAACGGCGTCACGTTGCCGGTGCCGTCATTCGCCGGGACATAGCCGCGGTAGTTTTCCCAAATGATGTCGGCGTAGCGCAGCTGGCGGTAAGCCATGCCTTCGCGCAGCATCTGGCCTTCCTGATACAGGTAGGTCTTCTCGACGTCCGGATGCGTGACAAGCGCATCGAAGAAGTCGTCGCCGCACATGACGCCGATGCCGGACATGGCGACGCCGCCAAGGCTCTTGGCGATCGAGCGCCACAGGTCCGCGGCCTGCTTACGAGGCTTTGCGCTCGAGGCCAGGCTGAACGAAACATCGGCCGGGGCCGAAACGCCGAACTCGGTGAACAGGTTGTAGACGGTGTTGCCGTCAGCATCGAGGATGACGCCCTTCAGAGCGCCGACGCGCTGATGCTCCAGCGTCGCATCGAAACGCGGCGTGATCTCGCTCATGCGCTGGGCGAGGTAGGTCTCGACCGTGCGCGGCTGGGCCGGCATGCCGAATTCGCGGATGCCCTGGACTTCTTCGGCGAGGATGAAGTCGTCGATCTCGAAATGCGAGGCGTTGAGCGTGCGCGCGCCGCGCAGGATCTTCGGGCTCGTCTGGCCGGGGCCGCCGCGCTTGGTCGGGGAGATCAGGGCGAGATAGCCGTCCTTGTTCTCGATCATCACGCCTGTCGTCGTGATGCCGACCTCGGTGAAGAGGCCGAGATCGCCGAGGCGGCCAGGGACGAACGGGAGGTTGTTGATGGAGTCGGTGAGATTGACGAACGAGAAGGCGTCCGTCTCAAAAACATTCAGCATAAGGTCAGACATTTCGGCGGCTCCTTGGCCGGGTTACGAACGCCGATCTCTGGGACACGGCGAAAAGAAAAAGCCGCCCGGAGGCGGCTCGCTTCGTGTTGTCGGTTTCGATTACCGGGCGACGACCGTCGCGGCTTTCAGCTCCAGGAGACCGGAAGCCTTGTTCGCGTCCGACGCGCCGCTTTTCCAGATCAGGGCAGAGCCGCGGACCTCGGCGTGACGAGCGACCAGGACCGCCGGCGTGTCAGCGCTGGTGGCGTCGATCTTCGAGAACAGGACGCCAGCGGCGACCTGCGAGCCGTCATTCGCAGCGGCGTCACGCAGAACGTATTTGCCGCTCGCGGTGATCTTGCCCAGGACGGCGCCGGGCTGGAGAACGCCTTCGCCAGACTTCACGACGATGTTGTCGCGCGACAGATTGCCGTCGTCATCGATCGACAGAAGGAAGGAGCCGGCATGCGGCTGTTCGTAGATGGTCATGTTCAAAACTCCGAGTGAAATGGTTGGGCGCGATTAGCGCTTGGCGACAGCGGCTGCGCGGCGTCCGTAGATCGACGCGGTGTCGATCATCTTCGGAGCGGCGACGGCCGGCGAACGCTCGCCGCCGGGGCCGAGATTGGCCTGGCGGTGCTGCGACATCGCGGACGAAAGCGGCGACGAAGTTGCGGAAGCGGCCGGGGTCGCCTCGAGAGCGGCGAGAGCCTGGTCGGCCGGCATGTCGGTCTTGAACGCAAAGTGGCGCGCCAGAGACTCGCGGCCCTTCGCCTTCTCGTCGTCGAGAATGGCGGCGATGCGCGTGCGCTCGGCGGCGGCGCCTTCCTTGACGCCTTCGGCCTTCGCCGACGCAGACGCCTGAGACACCGCAGCCTCATGCGAGGCCTGAGAGATGACCGGAACCTCGGCGCCGGCCGCGCCTTCTGTTTTGCTCATGGAAACTCCTCTTCGAGCAATGGCGCGCCCTGAAAGGACGCCGCGATTAGGGATCACGCTGTCGATCGAGCCGACCTTGTCGGCCATGCCTTTCTCGACAGCATCGGAAGCCGCAAACATGCGCGCCTCGGTCGCGAGAGCGACGTCAGCGCCGAACTTTTCGCCGCGCCCGGCGGCAACTGCGCGCGCGAATTCGAGACGCAAGCGATCCGTCTCCGCCTGCATATCGGCGCGGGTCGCTTCGGAAAGCGGCTCATACGGATTGCCGTCGACTTTGTAGCGGCCCGAGTGAATGAGGCTGACATCGATGCCAGCCCTCTCAAGCGCCGCGGACATATCGACATGCATAGAAACGACGCCGATCGAACCGACCTCGGAGAGCGGCGTCATGACGATTTCGTCCGCCTGGGATGCGAGCCAATAAGCGGCGGATGCCGCCATGCCTTCGACAACGGCGATGACCGGCTTCTTTGCTTTGGCGTCGTTGATCGCGGCTGCGGCGCCATCGATTCCGGCGACCATGCCGCCAGGAGAGTTGATGGCGAGAACAATGCGCTCGACCTTCGGATCGTCGGCGGCGCGGCGGAGCTCCGCGCGAAGGCCTTCGTAAGAAGTCGCGCCCCACATCGAGCCGATAAACGGCCCGTCGGTGATGAGCGCGCCGCGCATCGGGATGATGGCCACGCCGGAATCGACGCGATAGCCCCAATAATTCGATGGGTCCGGTTCGCCACGCATTGTCGTATCAGCGCGAGGCGCCGCAACGGCCGCAATCAGCGAACCGATATGCGCTTCATGCACGAGAGCGAAGCGGCCCAGCGCGTTGAACATTACCGGGTCGATGTTCATGCCGCCTGATCCTTCGGGTTGTTTTCCTGGGCCGGCGCGATCTTGCCGCCAGCGCTCGCCAGCGGCGGGAGGCCGAGGCTTTCGCGAACCTTGGCCTCGCGCGCGAGCTGCATCGTGACCTCGACCCAGTCCTTGCCCTGCTCGGCGCATTCGTCCTCGAGCGTCGAGACGCCCGCCTCCATGCGCGCGAGAGCGGCGAGAGCTTCCTTCTGCGGGTCGACCCAGCCGCGGCCGGGCCCGATCCATTTCGCCGCGCAGTAGGCGGTCTTGGCGTCGTAGAAGTTGGGCGCGCCCTTCGGGAGCTTGATGTCGCCGCGGTCGATCGCCTCCTCGAGCCAGGCCGAGAAGATCGGCTGGGCGAAGGAATAGGCGAAGTTCTCCTTGCGGGCGGTGAAGCCGCGCCAGATTTCGATGAGCGCGGCGCGCGCCGACGAATAGTTGACCTGCGACCAATCCATCGAGAGCTGCTCGTAGGAGACGCCGATCGCCGTCGCGATGTTGCGCAGAACCGTCCGCTCAAACGCCTCGAAGACGCTGTTCGGATGGTGCGGGTTTGTGAGCTCGACGTTCTCTCCAGGGCTCAGGAAATTGACCTTGACGCCGGGCACCGAGATCGGCGCTTCGCTGTGGAAGTCGAGGCGCGCGCTCTGATAGGCGCTCAAGTCGGCGTCTCCGCTCATCGCCGCGGCAAGCTGGTCGCCGTCGAACGGTGAAGTGATGAAGGCCGCGAGAACCGAATTCAGGATCGACGCCTGCAATTCCGCCTCGTCATAGCGACCGAGCATCCGGATCTTCTTCAAGATCGGCGCGAGCGGAGAGACGCCGCGGAACTGGCCCGCGGCCTGCGGCTCGAACGCATGAACCACGACCGGGCGACCCCAGTCGGTGCGGCGCTCGACGCGCTCCCAGGTCCATACCCTCAAGTTCGCGAAATAGGCCTCGCCGGGATGCGCGCCGCGGAAATGATACGCAATCGGTGCGCCTCGATTGTCGAGCTCGACGCCGCCGCGCAGATTGTAAGAATCCGGCATGTTGTTCGGATTCGAGAGCCGATCCGGATGAATGATCTGAACAGCGGTCGAATAAGCATAAGAGCGATCGATCCAGTCGATGTGCGCGAGCGCTTCGCCAT